AAATCCTAGGCGGTCGACCAGTTTCACTGCGCCGTTAGAGGCTGTATCGATTGCAACAAAGCCTTCAGATCCAGTAACCTTAAATCCGTTCTTAGTGCGAATGAAAGTGTCAAGTTGTTTCACCTGATCTAGTTTACTTATAATAAGCAACTTAGCGTCAACAATCGCATTTTGCAATTGGTACATTAGATCAAGGTTTTTCTTATTCTCTTTCGAGAAGAACTTCATTTCCTCTTCATGCTTTGCTGTAACGCTTGCTTTACCCTTTTCGCTTGAACGTTTTTCATATTCCTTCTTAAACTTCTCATCAAACCATGTGATAAGGTCTTGAACATGCTTAGTCGTATTTCCGATGCGCTGGCCTTTACGAACAAGAGTATTATTGAATGTCTCAAGTTTAATTGCGAGGGCTTGATTAGATTCAAGTTCTTTAAGAGTTGAGCCCGCGATCTGTTGAAATATCTTTCCAGCTTTGGCAAGTGCCTCAGATACTTGTTTTGTTCCGCTCGCAGATAGCGTCGCTTTACCTGAAATATCTCTGAAGTTAGCATCTTGATACCAGACAGAAGCTTTCTTTTTGAGGCCCTTTAAATTAACCTTAAAGGATGCTTTCATTGATTCAAAGTCTTTTCCTGTATATGTAGTATGCCATACAACACCGAGATTTGCCTTTTGTATTGTTTTGGCGAGTGCTGATTTTGCAGGTACCGCATAAACAATAGTATTAGGCTGAAAGGTGATATACTTCTCACCGTCGATTGATTCGGTTGCTAAATCACTTTTAGTAAACATGATATCACCCTGAATCACGTCCTTAATGCCAAGATCTTTCAATTCATTAAATGCAATCACTAGCTTTTCTGCAAGATCGCCAGATGTGTCAGCTCTTACTTCAGCTTCTGACTTATACACTTTAGGATCTTTATTGAAGATACCTTTCTTAGCAACAAAGAATTGGCCATCTTCTGGATCGATACCAGCAAAAACTGCAGGAGCTCCATCCCATTTGACTGTTACATCAGTTGAAGAATTACTATTTCCCGCTAGCATATCTCTTAAAGAGCGGAGAGCAAAGATCGCTTCTCTCGTTCCTTTGACACCGCCATAAATGACTGCATCCTCAAGATGTTGCATGTGAGTATTCTTACCAGCTTTGGAAGCTTCGGATAGATATGTTTTAAATGTTTTCATTACTTTAATAGATCAGTGACTGTTTTACCCTTTTCCCAAAATTTACAAGACCAATATTTTGCTTTCCATTTTGGACCTGGATCAGTATCACATTGGAAGCGTGCTCTAAAATTCTTTAAACGAGCTGGATCATCGCGCTTGATGTCCATATTAGGATCGCCAAAACCAAGTTTGATTATGTTGTTCTTATCGTTCTTTACATAGACATAAAACTTCTTCTTACCGTCATCAGCACGAAATGGCTTATTCAATTCGACCTTCTTACCTTGATATTCCGCTTCGGTAATATCATTGCTTAGGATCTTGTTAGAGGCTTCGATTAGAGATCGCATTATTTTTCTGCTAATTTTATGTATGCGCTAGAATCAGAGGTTGAACTACCAGCGTAGTTAACAAGCTGAGTGACAAATTGATCGGCCTTCTTGCCTCCAGCCGCTAAGATGTTAAGAACGTGTAATCCTCCGAGTTTGCCATGAACCCAGACATCTGCTCCTTTTTTAAGCTTCTCAAGTTCTTCAACAACTTGATCAATAGAGATTCTCTTATCATGTTTTTGTAGCATTGATGTAAAACTCTTAAGTGCCTTTTCATCACCTGCTACGATCGCTTTAGCTTCCTTCTTGAGGTCGCTATTCTTAGGCAAGAGCTTCTTTCCATAGACTCTATAAGCTGCATCCTGCATTACTCCCCAAGATGCACCCCCGCCGCGCGCACCCTTACCTTTAATCTCTACTTTGTGAGAACCAAAGGCGCTGTTGGCGCTTAAGGTCATGTAACCGCCTTGAAAGTCTACAAAATTAGATTTGGTTGTATACCATTCACCTTTTGACACCGACTTGATACGACCACTCGTGAATTTATGATCAGCTGTTACCGGAGGTCTCACCACGTTTTTCTCAACGCCAACAACTGCTTTAGAAACCTTTTTAAGCGAAATACCAACTAATCTTTTTTGAAGGTATAAATCTAAAATATCATTATTAAGACCTTCTACTGAAGCTGTATCGAGTTCCTTTATATTGAAACCATTTTCTGCAGCCCAGATATCACCAGGATTCCACTTATCGTCTTTAAGTGGTTTAAACCCGTTATTTTTAAATGCAGTATTTTTAGCGGAGTAAATTGCCTTCATGAGTTTATCATCGCGATGGAAGGACATCCCTCTTTCAATGATGTCCTTCTGAATAGCATACTGCGCGGTTAAATAAGATGACATTCTCCAACTATCATCGAGTGCGAGGATTTGTTCAAGACTCGTGCCTCCAACGCTTACAGACTTAAATGCTTTAGTAAGAACTTTATCAGTGAAACTATCAATTGGCATTGCAGATCCAATTTCCAACATGGCAGCCATCCATACACATTGTGCAGATTCACCAATTGCTGTCTGCTTTGTTCCACCACCAGCTCCTGCACCTCCACCGAATTCTTTAGTTTTAAGTAGAGCCGATGAAGAAACGGTTTTACCGTCGACGGCCGTTAGATCAAATGGTTTGCCGTCCTTCTTAAACTGTTCAATAGAAGATAATGCAGCTTCGGTATTGGCCACTGTTATTTTTCCACCTTTTTTCAGCTCTAATGGAATTTGTTTTTTAATAAGATCTGCGAGGATATCAGTACGATCTTGACCCTTATAAGGACCAGCCGTAGCAGATTTCTTTAATTCTGCGGGCACTAAATTAGTAGCCTCAAGTAAAAACGTTTGAAAGGATTTTAGTGTATTAAGCATATGTTTCGATCATGCGGGTGAGTTCAGATTTAGAGACACTTACGCCAGACTTAATAGTACCAGCCATCATGTTTAAAGCACGGGCCAGTTTTCTTAAATTAGCAGATTGCTTAGACTTACCTTTACGTAGCATATCGACAACTGACGTACGTGTCTTTAAGTCCAGGTCGAAATCACCATCCAACTTAATCTTACCAACAATGGTTTCCATGAAGTCATAGATCTCAGTTTCAGTAGGGTCAATCTCGATCATAAACGCTCGAGTACGAAGAGCACCATCAGGATCAAGTTTGTCCATCTTCAAGTTCGAGATAAAGATAACCTTACCGGTGAAGTTGAAGAAACGTGGGATCAAATTAGCATCGATCAGTTCTTGAGGATCTTCGTATTCGTCAGGTTCAACAACGTTCTTCCCCATCTTATTCCAAACCAACTTACGAATCTTATTAGTATCAGTAGCAGCTTTAAAAATGTTACGTGATTCTTGATCTTTCAGTGCATCATCAGAATCATCGAAAAGAATAATACCGTCTTGATTCTTAAACAAGAGTGAGTAGATACCTGCAGCAGATGCTGTACCAGTGTTCTTAAAGTAACCATTGCCATCAGACAAACCTGCATCTTTTAGTACCTTTTCAACTGTGAATGTCTTACCAATACCACCGCGACCTGCGATGAAGAGTGCGTTCGCTGCACCAGATACTGTCATCTTAATCAGATTCTCTAAGTCAGCCAATTGCTTTTCATAAGACAATCGCTCACGGCTTGCTTCTAATTCGTCAAGCTGTGAACTGTAAGAATATGTTTCTTTAGAAGTTCCTGAACGGACAGTACCACGAGTTGTGCCGATTGCTGCTAGAATTTCGCTCTTTTGAGAAAGAAGCTTTTTAACATCTGCATCACTTCCAGACCAATTATACTTTCTTCCATCCTTTGTGATGATAGCTGGATTTCTAGCTTCGAGCTCATTGAAGATTTTAGTACCAAGATACTTCCAAACCTTATAGACCTTATGCTTTGTAAAACCTGGGCTTGAGATAAGATAAACTACATTATCATATGCATCTTCTGGATTAACTGCTTCATTCAACTCTTCGCATTCTTCGCCGTCTTCTAGGCTTTCGTTGAGAGGAGCACCCATTGGGTATGTTACAAATTTGCCAGACTTTACCTTTCCAGCTTTGATCATATCAGCAAGCTGTGGAAGAATTTGTACTAATGATACATCTTTTTCAAAGGAGATATGATGGTTTGGTCCTGCTGATGAACCATTCCATAGATCGATCGAAGATAGATTATTAGTGTTAGCTGATCCAACAGACTTCCAATTGAATCTCCATGATTCAATCTTTTTGCCTGGAGCATAGAATCTTACTCCATACCCAGCGCCATTTGAGTTTTTGAACTTCTCTAATCCCTGAGTTACAAAAATCTTGTTGTTACCAGTCGCTTTGCGAAGGTACTTAAGCATTATAACAGAGGCTTTTTCAAGAGATCCTGTAGAGAGCTCTTCAGTAATGTATTCTTTAAATTCTAGCATTGTTCCCATGGTGTGTTAAATTAAATGTTACTACTTAAGTCTATTTATAACAAAAGAGATTTTAATATTTTGCCCATTTGCATTTTTTCCAGTGGCTTTGTTCAAACCATCGTATAAATAAGCCTCTTTCTCTTCCATGAGCTTCAATCTCCCACGGAAGATCGTAATAATGCGTCTTATTGAGATTGATATTATTGCCTTTCCATTTACTTAAATTAAAAGAATTAGTGTCCTGTAGTTCACCTCTAGCAAACTGCTTTACGTGTACTATCTCATGAGCAATAGTTTCTAACATTGTCTGGAGCGGTTGAGTTGAGTCAACACGTATGGTAAATTCTCTTGGTCGCGTGTGACGATCTTCCCATATACAGTCTCCAGCAACGTTATCCTTTTGACTCAGTTGAGGAATGAGGTTGATGTCGATACATAGTCTATCCCGCAACCGTGGCATTAACTTCATAGCAGCGAAACGAGCGAGATCCTCTGCCATCTCGCGCTTCTTTCTACCAGATCCGATTGCAGTGATATTCATTATATCTTAAACGCGCTAAAGTCCTTATTGGGCGTCGGCGGTGCAGATGTTATTTCATCGCTTGACAGTGTCTGAGCAGAAGCTTCAACATCATACAATCTCATCTTCGATCGATCGATACCTACACAGAACCTTTTGTGCTGAGAGATATCATTATATCGATTCTTCAACTGCTTTATCATTACTTGATTTGCTGCTTCAAGTTGTTCAGTCGATATAAGAGCAATCATAAGATCACACGTTGCTGGTAAACCAAAACTCTCAGATGTATCAGTAATCTCAACATCAGTATTACCAAATCCAGTACGAGTTGACTGTGTCGCAGACCAAATAGGAACATTGAACTCGACAGCCAAACCGCGGATCTCTTCAGCAATTGCTTTGATATAAGAGTAAGTATTGATAGAACCTCCGAGACCTTTCATGCGTGAGCTTGCACAGATGTTAAGGTAATCGACATAAATGACATCAGGAGTAAACTTCTTCTTCATCTTCAGTTCATTTAAGAGTGCACGGAAATGACCTACGTGAGCAGATGCAGTTGGATACTCTTTAATGATTAACTTACCCTGCGTCTTATCGTTGATATGTTTTACTTTGTTGACGAATGTAGACTTATTAAGATCTTTAAGCGTAGCGATATCAACATCAAATAGGTTTGCATCGATACGTTCAGCAATCTTCTCTTCTGCCATTTCCATTGTAATGTATAACACATTCTTACCTTGTGATAAGGCATCAGATGCAAAGTGACACATCGCCAAAGATTTTCCAACACCTGTACCAGCAAGTACAATATTCAATGACTTACGTGGAACACCACCTGCTGTGATAGTGTTTAGCATCTCTAAATCGAATGGAGTCTTATCTTCTTTAAGATGATAAAAGTCATATCGCGATTCAGCATTATCTAAGTAGTCGTGGCCAACATTAGTATCGAAGTTGACTGATAGTGCTTTAGTTAAGATATCAGGAATTGCTCCTTCTGCCTTCTCAGATTTGCCATCAATAATAGAAATTGCTTCCATTAGTCCGAGATAGACAGATCGATCTTTGCACCATGTTTCAGTCGATTCTAACAACCATTCAACATCGACCTCGTTCTCGTTACGCAGCTCTTTAATTAGTGAGAGTGTGTCATTCGCGATTGGGCGATTAACATACTCAGAGCTTTGGAACTCAACTTCAAGTACTGCTGGGGTTGGAAGCTTATTATACTTAGTTATGAATCTTAAGAATAAGTCATATACTGCTTGATGTTGTTCTTCGAAGTATTCGCCTTTAATATGTGGAATAACTTTTCTGCAAAAGCCTTCATCATTAGTCAGTGTCTTGAGTATTATCGTTTGTAGATTTTGTGGCATTTCCGATTTGTGCGTCTCGATTATTTAAGATTTCTGTTAAGATATTTCCAATGTAGTTTCTAAACTCATTGCTTGTTTCTAGCTCTTCAGTAGTATATGGATCTACCGCTCTTTCGATTATGAAGTCAAACTTTAGACGGGCTAAGTCATTTTCAACATCTTCTTCGATAGTAACTTTACCATACGTATAGATTATATTCGCATAAAGACCTTCTAAGATCTTAATAGAATAGAGATCTGAGTCTATCTTTTCAACAAAAGTATATGCACTACTCATCTTCAATTGATGGTTCAGTTTCAAGACGAAGCTCTTCGAGCATAGAAACATGAGCAACCTTATATCGTTTCTCGATACACTTCTCAAAGTCTGTCTTATCGAATACTGTTGTCCAGAATTCTTCAGTCATTGTTTGTGCAGCTCGAAGGTTTCCACTCAATTCTTCCTTTGTCTCAGGATTCATTGCCATATACCAACCATTCTTAGGTTTGACAACGTGACCAGTTTCAAGAGCAAGATCTAATAAACCTGACCACTTCTCAATACCTCCGTCCCAACTTACACTAATTGGGATCTTAGACTTCTCCTTTACAAAGCGAGACTTCTCGATATTAATAATGAAGTGGTAACCTGAGATTTCAGTACCAGTCTTTTCTTGACGACGGCCAATAATCCACACATCGTTTGCGCTGTACATTACACCAGTTCCACCAGACACAACTGCCTTTGAGAACATCTCCTGTGTTTGATACGTATGGTTGACAGCAAGAAGAGGAATATCTTTGAGTGTCAAGAACGGTGTAATCATGCGGAATAAACCCTTAAGAGCTTTTGCTCGAGTCATATCAGCAACTGATTTCATATTCTCGGCATCATCAATTTCTTTCTTCGATGCAATATTACCAATAGAATCAATTACCACCATCACTCTATCCTTACGATCAATTTCAGTAAGCTGATGAACAAGATCGAATTTGAGTTCTTCAATATTGGTAACAGGTGTATGTAGTACACGAGATGTGTCAATACCGAAACTCTCAAAGTACGATTGTGGTGAACCAAACTCCGAATCATAGAACATGAGAACTGCATCCTTATGCTTCTTCATATAAGCACCAGCCATCAAAAGGGCAAACGATGTTTTGAAGTGCTTACTTGGACCAGCGAGGACTGTTAGACCTGAAGAGATACCACCTTGAGTGGAACCAGAGAGTGCGACGTTAATCATCGGCACTGACGTTTGAGTCATCTCCTTTTCGGAAAAGAACTTTGATTCTGACAGGATATCGGCACCGGCTGTGCGACTTGATTTTTTTAGTTTTTCTAGTAGTGACATAATTGTTGTTAATTTAAGATGTAATTATACCATTTTTAATGGTCTTTGTAAATGTCTAAATGCTATAGGAAAGCATCTAATCCTCCAGTCGGCTCTGTCCAGTTTTTACCCTGCCAATGAGGATATGATGCTCGAGATAGATGAACCGATTGTGGTTTTTCCATTACATCGAAGCTGAGTTCTCCAATAGTATTCTTTAGATTCGCCGTCCACATATATACTGTTGTATGACTTTTAAGTCTTTCGATAAATGCTTGACGTACATCTGTTCGTTCTTGCCATGATCCATAGAATGGAGTCTTTTTATACCAACCAGTTTTCGGCACTTTGCGAGATTCGTTCTCAATTGGAAGTGGTTCCCAAGGAATAACACTTGCACTATATGCTCTAGAAATTCGGTAGAGTTCGGCGCTGTATCGATCTGCTAGCTTTTCAGCTTCTTCGATTGGATTATCGAATCTGCATAGGTGATGTCGTATATCAATGTTGCCAAAATATGTTTCGATCTTATCATACTCTCGATCTTTAGGAATGAATGTTTCAAACCCACGATTGATAGAACCATGCAGTGTAGAGAATGGAACAGATACATTTTCCCATTGAGGACGATACATACAAATCGCGTGACTATCTCCAAATGAGATGTTTGTATAATGTTTAATCGTATTTGGATCTACTGTAATTGCATCGGCCTGCAACTTCTTTAGATTATTCCAATCAACTTCATTCCATGTAAGATTAGCCTTCGTTAGTCGATCTTCAAACATTGATGCATAATCAGGGAAGTCGACAATGATAGAGTTTACCTTACCCTTGAAGTTAGATAGAGCAACTAAGAAGTCTTTGTTTGGATAGGCTTGAATGCCACCAAAGAGATTAAGGCCACCGCTCCAATCACTACCATGATAGAAAAAGATCTCATCATATGGTGTGTAGTCTTTAATCTTATCTGACACCAAATTGATAGTTACGTCATAACGCGCTTCGCTTAGCTGATCAGCATAGATAATAGCCTGCGCTGCTTTATGAGAGTGTATCTTATTTGATATAGGTCCTAAACTAGTTAATAGTATCTTCTTCATCTTTCTTCCATTTTCTATATGAGTTTATGCTTTCGTAGAGTGATTCATCTTCAAGTTTCGGTGAAGCCCCAACATTCCAGAAAAGAATGTCTCTTCCAGTGTTTTTAGGAATATACTTCCACGCTTTACCGTCGTAGGTATTAACTGAGGGAAACGGTGGAAGATCTTCTTTAATCGCAGTCGTAAAGGGAAGAGGATGGGAAATGATACTATCATGACCGATCTCCCCGCTTTTCATGTTACGAGAAACTGCAACACAGTGGAACTTAGCATTTGGCCAAGCAATTTGTAATGCTCTATGCAATACGCCAGTCGAAATGACGGTCCACACTTCTTCTGGTTCAGGGATTTGAGATGCTACTTTTACAAATCCTGCAGTCACTAACTCGTGTTTCAAGCCAAGAGGAATAAAGAAAGCATCTTCTTGTTCATCTGCCCACTTCTTCGCGATAGCGTTCAGATTAGGCATAGCAGCAATACGATGAAACTCGTAGTCAGCACCTTTCTCAATACAACATGCTTGGTGATGTGAGATCTGTTTCGAAGAGGGCATGAACAGTTTCACCTTCTTATCATGTCGCTTTGCAACCTCTAAGAGAGATACACCTGCTAGTCCAGTTCGAGGTTGAACATAGACGAGAGTCTTCTGTTTGATCTGAGAAACTAAAAGATCTCCTCCTCGGATCTTACTACCAACAAGCAGATCGTCTCGAACAACTCGAACACCATCATGCATCTTAACAACTGGAGGTGGATTAGGATCTTCCCAATCTTTTGCTAAATCCAAATAGTACTCCCGGGCCTCTGCGCGGGTACTTATGCCTTGCAGTCGTAGGACTTCGATATCCTTATTACAGTTATCTATTGTATGCGTATCGTGTGACATAACCCTATTATACAGTATTTAGCCTACTTTGTAAACTACTTTTTTAATGAGAAGGTCTTCGGATAGACCCAATCATATGGGATTTTCTTAGTAGTTCCCTTTATACCATGCCGAATAAACAGATGCTTACACCACATACACGCTTTATCTTCGATATTGATATTATATTGGCGCTTCATTGGATTATCTGGATGAGCTGCGACCTCATTGAATTGGCGAACAAGCTCCTTCGCTGGATCATTGATCGGTTTATATGCTCCAGTCGATTCATCTAATTCAAACTTCGTTTTACCGAATAGGTTCTTACCTCCAAAGAGTTGCCATAATCCATAGAATGACAATGTGCCTGGAGTAACCCATGATTCTGGATCTACCAAATCAGGACGAGCCATTGCGATATGGCGAGAGAGATTCTTAAACGGATACATCACATTACGAAATCCAAACTTCTCTTTAGTGTGTCGTTCTAACTTAGATGCTAACTCCATCATTGTAAGTCTCCTATCAGATTCTAGAATCGAATAGCAATCTTCTGCAATTTGTTGAGGAACTTCACACAACCAATCTCGTACGATAGTTCCCTTTGGATAGTAGATCTGAAAAAGATCAGAGCGAGCATGCCTTTCAGTTTCAAACCGAGTCTTCATAGCTTCGATACCATGATCGCGCAATGCTCTAAACGTTAGCCAATGCTCGTTACTGAATGACCATACAATAGTGTGATGCAAAAGAGTCTTGAGATCTTTCTCGTCCTTCATCTCATCTACATACGGCATTTCATCCCAATGTAATCGATGAGAGAACTGTTGTGGATTTGCTTTAAGTAGAGGTTCTTCTCTTACATCGTATGCTCTACAGAACTCAAAGAACTTTTGAAATCGTTCTTCGAGAGAGTAGTTCTCTAATAGACAATTAGTCGGCTTGCCTTTCTTTAAAATTGGTTCAGACGAATTTGGATAGATAATCTTATTAGTGCTGCTATCATCGATAAAATCTTCTATAGTGTTTTGCATTTTTCTTTGTATTGTTCGACTGTCATTCCTGCTTGTTTTAGAATAGTATCATCTGAAGGGTGATTCTTAATACCATTGAAAGTTTTGATTAAACCAAAATCTAACATAGCTTTTTGTCTTCCATATGGATGATCTTTAATGCTCGATGAATTCCATAATGTATCCATATTTACATCTGCATAATCGGCTCCAGGACGGACATAGTTTTCAATCCAACGAATGAAGTCACACGCCACATCTTCTGCGTTATACGGCACTGATCCAGTATCTTCATAGATTTTCATCATCACGGCATCTAAGAACTCTTCTGACTTCTTACCCTTACCATTAGGTGTGTCT